GAGGCTTAATATAACACTGGTAACTCCACCACCAAACGCACTAGGTCCGACTGATCCAGATGCGTAAGATCCAGCCGTAACTAATTGGCTGAAAATATATGAACCAAAAGACGAACTTCCGCTATTACTTGTAGCACTACCTCCAGCGCCACCAACACCGGTTGATGTACTTATTTTTGATGTAGCAGCCGTGCCAGTTCCTCCAAAATACGAAGTTAATCCACTTGAGCCGGTTGCTCCGTTTGTGTCGTTTACAGCAATAGCAGCTCCTCCATTTCCACCAGTTCCAATCCAAATATTCTCCGTTGACGATAATGAACTAGCATTCATTTTTGCTGACGTTATTGCTCCAGACGCTCCACCACCGCCACCATATCTAGCCGTTAAGGTTGCTCCTCTTCTACCTGAGCCACCTCCTCCGCCTCCGCTTACTAAATAAACTTCTACATAAGACGCTCCGGCTGGTTTCGTCCAAACTCCACTCGCAGTAAATAATTGAATATCAATAGGCGTTGAGCCTCCTCCGCTAACAACTAAATCGCCACTTCCTAAAACTGAGTTTCCGTTTATGGTTTTTATATTCGTGCCACTTACTAAAGTATCTTGTTTTGAAGTAGCCAATCCACTATATTGAGTATTGGTTGCGTTGTCTCCGGTGTTCGTTCCTGATTGATTGCTAATAGTTGTTAAGTTAGCATCCGTAACATAACGCTTGTCGGTTGAGTCAGCGATGTCAGCCGTTGTCAAAGTAACGTCAGAGCTTAACGCTTTGGTGTTAATTGTACGAGTATTTGGAACTAAGCCACTCAAATCTTGGTCTCCGGTGTTACTTCCGCTCAAAGTTGTAATCCCTAACTTTGATTTGATTGTCGCAGTCGTTTCGTCTCCGGTATTCGTTCCGCTTTGGTTTTCTATTGTGGTTAAATTCGCATCCGTAACATATCGCTTATTGGTTGAGTCAGCAATATCGGCAGTCGTAACGCTTTTATTTTTCCAAAGTGATGTCGAACTATCGTAAGATAATAATTGATTGTTAGAAACGCCGTTAATTGCTACATTGTGCAACTCTTGAAGTTCATATCCGTTTTGAATTTGCACCTCAATTTGACCTAACGTAGGATGTGACCTTGTAATTTTACCAATATAAACTAAATGATCCGGAGCGCTTGGCTTTGTAGTTGTATAAGCTCCAGCCGTTGTCGGACTTAAATATAATTGAGCGCCCTCCGTAAATGAGGAAGTATCTAAGCCGTTCAAATCTCCAACGATTACGCAATTTCCAACGCCATTATTTAAAATATCCGATTGTAATAATCCGAAAGTCCTTGAGCTTAAACTCTCTGAGCTTGCTTGAGCTTTTGAAACTAAAATTTTATTTCCATTTGCGCCACTAATATAAACGATAGTTCCCTTTGTTAAGGTTGCACCGGTCATATTCTTAACCTCACGCACTAACGTACTCGCTTGGCTTGTCGTTGGAATATCTAAGGCAGTTATAAAAGGATTAACTCCGTCAGCTCCGTCGTTTATTAAGTCGCTCGTATTTGTAACCGCTGCCGGAATTGTTGGCTTGTTTAAAATTTGAGCAACTCCACTCGTTGCATTCCAATCGCTATTGACTTGCGCTGCCGGAATAGTTGGTTTGTTTAAAATTTGTGCGTCGCCTGAGGTTGCATTCCAATCGGCGTTAACATTTACCTCAGCTCCGTCTTGAATGCCGTCGAGTTTTGTCTTTAAAGTATTTGTAAAGTCGTTAGTACTTAAACCCTTTCCGGCAACTTTATCGACTTTCAAAGCGTCTTGACTATCTACATAAGTAATAGTTGCCAATCCACTAATTGACGGAATTGTTGGTTTGTTTAATATTTGAGCTTTCCCACTTGTAGCGTTCCAATCTGAATTAACTTGCTCAGCCGGAATTGTTGGTTTGTTTAAAATTTCAGCAACTCCGCTCGTTGCGTTCCAATCCGAATTGACTTGACCGGCTGGAATGTCTTGAGCCGTAATAAACGGATGCACTCCGTCAGCTCCGTCGTTTATTAATTCGCTAGTGTTTGTGACTTGCGTTGGAATTGTCGGCTTATTTAATATTTGAGCTACGCCAGTAGTTGCGTTCCAATCTGAATTTACTTGAGCTGCCGGAATTGTCGGCTTATTTTTAATATAACTCGGATCGTTTGGCTGAGTTTCGTTCCAATCGCTCTGAACTTGCTCTCCGATTATTCTATTAATATTAATTATATAGTCGTTTGGATTGCTTATAATTGTAACCTCTTCAACGGATGCCTCGACAACTATGTCAATTGTCTCAACGATAGTCGATGAATTTACAACAATATCGTTGATAGTGTCTTGTACTATTATATCTATATTATCGCTCATATTATCGAGTTATATCGTCAGTAATTGTGAATAATCCACTTATCCACGTATTAACTTCTCCGTCTTGGTTTGTGATTTGAATGTCGTATTTGTAATTACAAGCCGGAATGTTAATGATTTGCTCATCGATTGCAAATTGTCCGTTCTCAGCATCAAAAATAGTCAACGCTGGCTCTAAAGCAATAACTCCTCCAGCCTCTTTACGTAATTGCATTTTTACCTCTCCGTCAGTTAAGTCGAAAGGTAACTCGTTAATGTTTATTTGAAACGTTACTCGTCTGAATGTATCCCCTCTTTTGGTTGTAAAGTTTAATGTCTGCGCCATTTGTCAAAAATTTTTTTAATTTCTTTATGTTTTCCTCTGTTCTTTTGTCCGTCTTCCTCATATTAATATGGTTTGTCTAGCCACCATTTGCCACAAATTAAATTTGAGCGCATTGGATTAACTATATTGTTTGAATTACTAACGTACTCAGGTAAATGGAATTTGTTTAACCAACGTAACATTCTGTCTTGGTACATTTCCGACTTCAATCTCATATTATTAACCAAATAATCGACCTCAGTTTTGTCAACCGCAACCGAATTGTCAGGTTGAGCCTTAAAAATTCCGTTATTATTTACTTTGTAAGCTCCGATAAGTAGATATTCAACGGCTGCCGCTGCAATTAGAAACGGAACAATATATCCCTCGTAAAGAGTTAAATATTCATTCTCTAAGTCGTCGTTCTCAAAGTCTAAGCAAATCTTATTATATAAAGTTTCCCCTAAAATTTCCTCAAGTCTTATTCTTTGAGCGTCTGCTATGCAAGGGATATATAAATCAATATCAATATTCCCTCCCAAAAGGGTGTTTTTAGTAAGTTCGTTTTCTTTTAAAAGTATTGTCGTTGCCATAATTACATATCGTGTGGCGCAATATACGCCTTTGGATTATTAGTTGGTAAAATTTCGCCCTCTTTTCTAGCAACCGCTGGCGTTATTATTTCGGCATTTGGATTATTTACGTCAGCTCTTTTTCTATAAGTTTCACGTACCCAAAAATGTTTGCAAGTTCCAAAAGGGAAAGCATCACTTAATAATCCTCCACCTTTCCATAAAAAAATATCGTAAGGTTGATCCGGATTTGGATGCATTCCAAAGCCTGGATTAACATTTTTTTGACTCATCATTTCGATGTCCTCTTTACGATATAACTTATTTGCGTTAATCATTTTTTTACAAAATTCTCGTTCCGGATTTGGATTTCCACTATATCTATAACGGCTTTTAAATAAAGCTCCGTCTTGATAACTTGATGCATTTGGACGAGCTACTCCGGTTGAAACTGAGTCTAAAGCTACTTTCATTAATTTAGTAGTAAAGCCGTTTAACCTTTCGATTTCTGCGTCTAATTCTGCCTCCTTGTCGTAATCTACCGGCTCAGAGCTTATCAATTCCCACTCGTTTAAATCAATATCCTCTCCTAAATCTGTAAAATCTTGAGAGCTTAATTGTGTTATCGGTGCGCTTTGACTATTGAATAATGATTGAGCAACGGCTGCCGGAATATTAAGGAATTGTACTAAGAAGACAATCGCTTGCTCAGTTGTCAAAATTCCCTCTTTTACTTTTGCAAATATGTCAATCGCTGAGCTAATTTGCGCTCCGTTATAAGATATTGCAGCGTCATTTGCAACCTCAACTCCAGTTGAGTCAGTTGCAACCTCAGCCATTACTTCCTCAGCTCTTAAACTTTCAAATTGTAAGTCAAGTGTTATTCCGTTAACGGCAAAGACTTCCATTAATCCGTCTAAAATAATCTCTTGTTTTGGTTTAATTACGTTAATCATTAACTCAGCAAAACCGACTTTTATCTCTTCAGCATTTGAGCTAAAACCATTTGCCTCTTTTATTCCAACTAACATTGGAGACGTTAATTTGTGAGAAGTACAAAGTTGTTGTCTCGCCTCAGCGCTTAAGTAAGCGTATTGCTGGTGCGCATCCGATACTTCTAAGGGAGAAATAGTAATCTCGCTGTCTTTATTGTCGTTCCAATTTAAAAAGAAAGCTCCGGCGTTTTGTGATCCGGTTAAGTGATTACGAATTTGTCTTGTATTTTCTTGAATTGTCTCGGCGCTTTCTTGAACTCCACAATTCATATTTATAATATGTCCGAACGACAAGCCTTTTTGAATGTGATTGATTGAATAATTACTAATTTCCTCCTCCATTTTCGCCCACGAAATCCCTGAGACGTAACTCGGATTTGAATAATAAAATTGACCAACCTGATAATCTCTAAAAATGTAAATTTCAGAGCGCTCGCCTAAGCCGTCGCCAAAACCAAAAGCGTCAAAGCGCTCAGGCTTATATTTATTTACATTTGCAAAATCATAACTATAATAATAGCCAGTAATGTCTCCCTCTTCATTTGCAACCTCTGGAGCGATCCTTTGCTTAGCAATATGAAAGCATCTTTGAATTTTATTATTGATATATTTTACTTCAATAGACGCCTCTCCAAACATTTCAAAATCTTTGCAAATTTTACGCAAATCTTTTTTTGAAACTAACGATAAAACAGCTGCCCACTCGGACGGCTTTTTTGCTTTCTCATCTGACGTCAATCCCTTACCATAAATAAACTGACTATACGAGTCAATTATCGCTGAGTTGGTTGGCGAGCCATTATAAGCGTCAATAATAATTTGATAAAAGCTATTTTTATCTCCATTCAAAACCCACTTTTTACCATTAACCTCCTTAATCTCAGGACGAATATAATTTGATAGGTTTATAATTTGTAGTTTCTCCATAAATTTATACTTTTAGAACTCCTTTGTTAAGTTCAAAATTCTCAAGGTCGGTTTGAGCAGTTGCAAAAGCCTTGCCTCTATATATTAAATTGTCGTTTTCATTGATTGTAATCTCGAAACTTTGTCCCTCTTTTAAAATTGGCTCTTCAAAATCTAATATTAACACATTATTTTGGTAAAATGTGCCTAAAATTTCAATCTCAATCGTTGTATCTCTTAGCTCATCCCTCAAATAAAACGTCAATTCGCCTCCGTTATAATTACGAGGAATGCATTTGAATTGATAAGGTGCTGTTAAATTAAATATCCACATACTAATATAACTAAAAAAAAGTGTTTTGTAACAAAAAAAGCCACCGAAGTGACTTTTTTTTAACAAACTATGAAAGAAAATTAGGAAACAACCACGTTGCTAACCAAAGCCATTAAATCGGCTTTTGTAGCTGAGTCCAAAAATGGACTTAAATTACTTTCCTCAGCAGCAATCGTCAAAGTGAAACCTGATAAATCAGCTCCAGCTCCTCCAGTTACTTTTGTGCAGTTTGACATCGTTCCGTTAGCTGCACCAACTAAAAGAATATTTCCGTTATAATCCTCTACGAAAACGTAAGGACGAGATGCGCAAATCAATTGAATTTGACCTTGTAAGTCAGCTGACAATTTTGGAAGTGTAACCGCTAAAGCTTGAGCGTTTAAAAATGTTCCGTTATCTTGAGAGCTTGTTCCAGTTTCAGTCAAAGTATTGGTTGTCGCTTTTACTTCGTATTTAAAAACTTCTGGCAAAGTTCCCAAGTCAGTAACTTGGTGACCAGAGATAACAAAACCATAATCGTCGAAATTGGCGAAATATAGATTTTTATAACCGCCACGTTGGTCTTTGCATCCAAGCAATTTTCCTTTGCTAATAAGACATGTTGACATATATTTTTTATTTTTTTATTAAAAACCGCCCAAGTTAATGAGCGGTATTTGTGTTAATTAATTAGTCTAAAGATAACCAAACGATTTCCTCAGCGTTGTAGTAACCTACTCCAACAGCGTAAACTACTTTTCCTCTAACTTTACCAGTCAATAAACCGATTTCGTCTTCGTCAACAAGTGCAACTTGGTTGTAGTCAGCAGTTAATCCAGTAGCGAAAACTAAGTTTTTACGCTCGTAGATAACAACAGAGTTTGAAGGCAATCCGTTTAATACTACTAAAGCGTGACGACCGAATGAAAGTGGGAAGTCAGAGTTTCCGTTTCCGTAAACAATACCTTGAGTAGATAAGTAGAAAGCGTAAGCCTGAGCAACGTCAGGAGATACAGCAACGATTAACTCTTTATTTCTTAATGCAACTGGTACAGCGTTTAAAGCTGGTTTCAAATATTTAGTCAATACGTTAGCCTCAGTAACAGCAGCGTCAGCAGTTGGCTTGTTAACGTCAGCGTCAGCAGCGAACAAAGTTAAGAATCCGTCGAAGTTAGTAGAAGATTGCCAAATGTCAGTTTCCAATTTTTCTCCGATAGCTCCTAATACTTCAGCTTGGATTGCGTCCATAATGTCGCTCGGTGCTGTTCCGTTAGCAGCTCCCGCTCCCATAATTCCGTCAGACCAAGTTTGTCTGAAATCTTCCTTACAAACGTCAAAGTCATTTTTGAATTTGAATGGCTCGATAGTATTTTCGTTTAATACGATAGTACCAGCTGGAGCAAATCCGCAAGTGTAAGCAGTTGTTCCGTCAGTGTAAGCGATTTTACGTAAAGACAATTTAAAGTTTACATTCTCAGCGATAGTTACCGCATTTTTTTCAATAGTGTCAATCGTTTTGAACGCTTGACCGATAATCATACCGGCAGCCGTGCCGTTATAATTTGATGATACAGTTGTTGTTGTTGGCATCTTTTTTTAATTTAATTTTTTAAGTTATTTAATATTTTTTGTGATCTTGTTAATTTCACATTTTTGTTTGAAGTTTCAGCAACTTCCGGCTTTGCTTTTGTTGACGCTTTAACTTCAACTTGAGTAGTTTTTACCTCAGCAATTTGAGCGCTTAACTCAGTTTTGATTGCCTCGATTTGTTTTGAAACCTCAACGCTCATATTGGTAACGATAGCTTTTATCATTTCCTCAGTAGTCATTGCAACCTCAACTTCAATTTCAGCCTCAGGCGTTTCAACTTCCTCAGCCATTGCCTCTTTAATTTCAGCAATTTTTCCCTCTTCGGTAATTACTAAAATTCGTCCGTCTTCAAGTTCGTGTTCTCCAACTGGAGCTGGAACTTTGTCGCCATTTTCAGCTACGATAAAAACCGCTTGCTCAGGCTCAAAAGCCTCAGCCTCTAAAATAGTGACACCATCTTTTAGCATCATTGTAGCCATTGTAATTTCAACCGCTTCAACTTGCTCAGCCTCGTTCGATAATTTTACCGATGCGAAACCCTCTTTTATCGCATTAACGATAGTTTCTAAATTCATATTGATTTCTGATTTTAAATTTACTTTCTCCATATCAAAGACTCCGTCAATCGAAAATCCTTTGACTTTTCCAGTCTTTACGTAATCGTTCCAAATCTCGTCGTTATTGACTTTCATTGCAGCATACCACGTTCCAACCGGCTCATTAAATCCGTACATTACGGACTTATCATGTACCTCGTCTTCTTTTATCCAAGTCTCAACAAACGTAACGTTTTCAATTTGCTTTCCTGAGTGTTCAATCGTTGAATTATTTTGATACCCTTGTTGACTAAAATTGTGTTGAACTTGTTTAATCGTTTCTTTTGGAAATACGATGTTAAATTCGTGTCCGTTCTTCTTCC